TACCTGTTGGTCCTGGAAATCCTGTTGGACCTGGGAAACCTGTTGGACCTGTTGGTCCTGGAAATCCTGTTGGTCCTGGATTACCTGTTGGTCCTGGAAATCCTGTTGGACCTGGGAAACCTGTTGGTCCTGGAAATCCTGTTGGTCCTGGATTACCTGTTGGTCCTGGAAATCCTGTTGGACCTGAGAAACCTGTTGGACCAGGATTACCTGTTGGACCTGGGAATCCTGTTGGACCTGGGAATCCTGTTGGACCTGGGAAACCTGTTGGACCAGGATTACCTGTTGGACCTGGGAATCCTGTTGGACCTGGGAATCCTGTTGGTCCAATAGGACCTTCCAAACCCATAGGACCTTCTAAACCAGTTGGACCCATTAGACCAGTTAGACCTGTTGCACCCATAGGACCCATAGGACCTATAGGACCTATTGAACCTATTGGACCTTCTGAACCTGTTGGACCTTGTAAACCTGTTGGACCAGGGGAACCATTAGGACCAGGGGAACCATTAAGACCAGGGGAACCATTAGGACCAGGGGAACCATTAGGACCAGGGAAACCTATTGGACCAAGGGAACCATTAGGACCAGGGGAACCTATTGGACCAGGGGAACCATTAAGACCAGGGGAACCATTAGGACCAGGGAAACCATTAGGACCAGGGGAACCTATTGGACCAGGGGAACCATTAGGACCAGGGGAACCATTAGGACCAGGGGAACCATTAAGACCTTGTAAACCAGGAATACTTGACATATTTGGAAAAATATTATATTTTTGTAAATCTGTTATATTAATATATCCATAACATTTATTATCAGTATTATTAATAAATGTTCCATTAGGACATCCTTTATAAAAAGTTTTTTTCTTAGTTTTACTATCATATTTGGAACATGAATATGTTTTTTTATCATTTGATAATTCAAATGTATCATTATTATCACATATTTGAGTTGATGAAACATTTATAAAATAATTTGACATTTATATATATATATTATATTATAAAAAAATTGAATTATTTATATTTAAAAATGTAATAATTAATATTATTAATGTCTAAAACAGATTATTTAAATAATGGATTTACAATTAAAAATACTGATGGTGAAGATGAAATTATATATATACCATATAATTTAAATAATATAATAATTACAGAAACTAATATTACAGAAATTTTAAATAATTTTGGTGTTAGAATAAATAAAATAAATAATATTTCATATTTTATTCAAGCATTTATACATAAATCATATTGTAAAAAATCTATTTATCCTACTAATATTTTAGAATTATCTAAATTAGAATTTGATGATAATTCTAATTTAGTTGAATTACAAGAAAATAGTTATGAAAGATTAGAATATTTTGGTGATAGAGTATTAAAAGTTATTGTTTCAATGTATTTATTTCATAGATATCCTAAACAAGATGAAGGATTTATGACTAGATTACAAACAAAAATAGAAGATAAAAAAAATTTAGCTTGTATGTCAAGAGAATTAGGATTAGGTAAATTTTTTATAATAAGTAAACAAATTGATAGTTTAGGAGGTAGAAATTTAGATAAAATGCATGAAGATGTGTTTGAAGCATTTATAGGAGCATTATTTTTATCTAATGGATTTGAACCATGTATGTATTTAATTACAAATTTATTAGAAACTTTAATTGATTATTCAGAAAAATTATATTGTGATAATAATTATAAAGACCAATTATTAAGATATCACCACCAGAAAAAATGGAAATGTCCAGAATATATTACAATTTATCATGAAGGACCTCCTCATAAAAGAAAATATATAATGGGTGTTGAGAAAAATGATAATACTTCTCAAACACAATTACAAGATAAATGTATAAGTTTTGGAATTGGAATATCTAAAAAAGAAGGAGAACAAAATGCAGCAAAAATGGCTTTAATAATGTATGGAATATTAAACTCAGACCAATATTCACCAAATGATATATATAATCCTCCTTGGGATAAAATTTTAAATGGAAATGAAACAAATATTTTATTTTCTAATTAATTTAATAAATTTAATATAATTAAATATATATAAAAAAGAAATATTTAATTATATCAATGCAAAGTCAAATACAAAGTATAATGTTATCTAAAGATACTATATCATCATTAAATAATATATTAAATACTAATCCCAAAATTAATAATTTTACTAGAGAAAATAGAACAGATTCTTTACAAATATTAATTAAAAATATGAAAATGGTTTATAAAATGATGGATACAAGTAAAATTAATAATTCAAACTTTACTTCTATTTTTGACCAATTTAAAAAACATTGTGTTCAACAAACTACTAATGAAATCACTAACTTATTATATCAAAATACATCTAATACTAAATTTAATAGAGATTTTAATTCTAATCCAAATACAGGTAATAAAATGTTGGACCGCCCAACATCTACTAAAGTATATAATAATGATAATATGTCTAATATGGATACATTATTTAAACCATTAATAAATGATAATAGTTTTAATAATTTCAATTCAAAACAAGATAATAATATAGAATCAAAAATATCTGATATCCAAAAAGTGAGACAAACTGAAATAGGTGTTAATAAACGTCCTCCTACCCCAGATTTTTTAAAATCAAAACAAACTAATCCTCAAAAAACTAATGATAATAATAATAATAATATTTATAATAATAATAATAATAATAATATTAATAATATTAATAATAATGATTTAGGTTTTATGAATTTAAATAATAATAATACTAATAATAATGATTTAGGTTTTATGAATTTAAATAATAATGATGAAAATATATATAGTTTAGATAATATAGATAAACCAATAATAAATGGCACTATAGAAGAAGATACATCATCATTTGAAGATAGATTAAAAAGATTACAATCAGATAGAGGTAGAATGTCAATGCCAATACAACAAAATGGAAATGTAGATTTTACTAGTGAAAATTTTGTTGTAGATAATATTAATCCAGATTCATTTAATAATCAATTTAATAATAATACTTTTAATAATAATCAATCAAATAATCAACTAAACAATCAACCAAATAATAATAATCAACCAAATAATAATCAATTATATAATCAACTAAATAATAATCAATTACATAATAATCAATTACATAATAATCAATTACATAATAATCAATTAAATAATAATCAATTACATAATAATCAATTAAATAATAATCAATTAAATAATAATCAATTAAATAATAATCAATTACATAATAATCAATTAAATAATAATCAATTAAATAATAAATTGAATAATAGTGTTAATAATAGTAATTCCAATAATAGTTTAATATCATTAGATATTGATGAACAAGGGATAAAATTCCAAATTCCTGATAGAATGACACAGTCATCTTATGAACAACAAAATTCAAAGAATTTAGTTTCTGATAGAATGACACAGTCATCTTATGAACAACAAAATTCAAATGAAGAGTCAAAATTAAAGATTTTAATAGAACAAAAAAAAAACAAGGATATTTATATACAAAAAATAGAGGAAATGGTAGATACTTTAACTAAAGATAATATAAATTTTAAGAATACACTAAATAATTTAAAAATGGAAAAGTATGAATTAGAAATGAGAAATGTAGAGAATAGTAATATTATTTCAACTTTTAATAAATTAGAATTATCTAATAATATTAAATATACTCAATTAGAATTAACTAATAAAAATACGTCATATTTATGGAATTTTAATAAAACTATTGTGGATGTTGTTGGTATAAAATTATTATCATATTCATTGCCATTACCTAGATATAATATAGATAATAATAATAATGTATTATATATAAATAATTCTAAATTAGAAATACCAAAAGGGAATTATAATATTAATGAATTATTATTATATATAAATAATAATAATAATGATATAAGAATAATATTAAATACTGAACAACATATTAAAATATTATCAAATTTAGATAATCCATTTACACTGGAAACATCATATTTATTAAAATATAATTTAGGATTTGAACTAGATAGATATGAAAATGAATTTGAGATAATAAGTGATTATACATGGGATTTAAGATTAAATAGTAAAGCATATTTATATTTTAATAATATTTCTGACGATATGCCATTTGCCATATTAAATTATAATGGTACTTCTCAAGGAGAATTTAAGTTTGAAGATAAATTTAATTTAAATAAAATAGAAATTGTAATAAAAGACCAAAATAATAATATTATAGATTTTGATAATTTAACTTATTATATTAGTATATTAGTCTCATATAATTAATTAATTTTTTTATAAACATAATTTAATATTGGAAATAATTTATTAGTCCATATATAATTTTGTTTACTTTTATTATTTAAAAGATTTTTTTTTAAAAAAATATTCATATTAGTATTAATATTTTTTAGAGAAAATAATAATGGAAATGCTGATAATATCCATTGAGAATTAATTTCACTAATAATACTTATATTTAAATTATTACCCTCTTCAGTATAATTAAGATAAAATATAATATTATGAGATATATTAGTTAATGTTGTAATATTAGGATTAATATTGTGTTTATTATTTAATATTGTTATAATATTATTATTACTATCTCTTTGTGCAAATTGTAATGGATATCCATACATAAAAGACCTAATGATTTTTTCATTAATATCATAATCAGTTAATATTCTATTAAAATTATTACTAAATTCTTTTGCATAATTTAAATTATAAAACATATCATTATTTTCTAAAGATATTAATTTTAAATATGATTTAGTTAATTTAGTAATAAATGATAATATGATATTATCATTAAAATATTTATTAGTAGACCATTTAATAATATTATTTTTATTTTTATTAATATCATTTTCAAATAATATATAAATATCATTGCTAGATAAAACTAATTTTTCATAATCTAAAATATTATAACTACTATTTTTTAAATTATTTAATTTATTCCATAATTCAGGATTTAAATCTTGAGTAAAAGTATCTTTATTATATTTTTTAAGTATTTCATAACATTTATATTTTAAAAAATTTATATCAATATTAAAAATCATTAAATTATTAAAATCTTTTTTAAATTCAAATATTATATTATATAAAAATATAATATCTGATTTATTATGAGTATATATTTTATTAATTTTTTTTTTATTAAAAATATTACTAATATCATAATTTATCAGTTCTAATAATACTATTAATTCATATACTTCAACATGACAATTCATAGCACTTGCACAAAATAATGATAATGCATTATTTACTGAAACTGACATTTTATTCATTATTAGTATTAAATAATTAGCTAATTCAGTTTTATAATATTCATAATCATTATTATAATATAATATATCTGTATGAGTATAAAAATTAACATTTAATAACATATACTTTGTTGATAAATCTAAAATTATATTATTATAATAACAATCATTAATAATAATATCTTTTTTATCATTATAACTAATTATTTCATTTAATATATTTCTTGTTATTTTATTTTCATAAAAATGTATTAGATAAAATTCTCCATTTTTATCTAATAAGTTATATAATAACTGTTTTTCATTAAGTAAATAATACCATTTTGAGTTAGAAATTATATAATAATCTTTTTCTTGTAATTTAAAATTTTTTAGATAAATATCATATAATCCACTAGTTATTACATAAGTATCTTCTATATTAATAGTTTTTTTAAATTTAAATTTAGGTTCAGTCTCTAAAATAGCTAATTCATAATTATGTGGGTCATATATATCAGATATTATTATTTTATTATTATCAGAGTTAATTAATGACTTATCGCATAATAAATTCATAATCATCATGGTATTATTTTCTTGTGTTATTTTATATTTTGATTCAATATTTTCTCTAGCACCTTTATTATACATATAATAAACTGTGCCATCATTAACTCTTCCAACTCGTCCTTTTCTTTGAATTCTACTAGATTCAGATATTTTTTCTACAGTTAAAGTTGTTTTATTTATTATTGGATTATATACATTAACTTTTGCATATCCATTATCTACAACATATTTTAAACTATCTAATGTTATAGATGCTTCTGCTACATTAGTAGCAATAATAACAGCTCTTTTATATATATTAGTAGGAACATTTTCATCCACAATAAATTCAGGACCCCATTCTAAATAAATATTTTCTCTTTTATTTTTAATACTTTTAATTTTTATATTAATTTTAGGAATAATGTCTTTATAATTATCATGAAGTTCAGAATAATAAGGTAATGCAACATTACCTTCAGGCATATGTATATTTAAATATTGAACAGCATCTGTAATTTCTTTTTTACCATTAGCAAAAAATAATATTTCTCCTGATAATGTTTTATTACATATTTCTATAATTTTATTATAACCCATTTCTTGTGCTAACATAGCGGATTTTTTATCATCTAATTCTGTAATTGGTTCATTAATATAAACTTCAGTTATTGTATATTGAGTAGTTTCTTCAGGTGGAGAAATATGATATCTTCTATCCATATAAATTGGTTCTATTTTAGTTTTAACATTTAATATTGGATGTTTTATAAATATATTTTTAATAGGATACATTAACATGTCATTAATATTTTTATAAAATATTCTATATATAGGTTCATCATAATCCATTGTAGCTGACATTATTACTAATTTTACTTTATTATTAAAATAACATGTTTGTCTTGCTAAAGTTAATATCATATCCATATTTGTATTATGTTCATGGGCTTCATCAACAATTATTATATCATATTTAGTTTTATTAATAAATTTATCATCTATTTTTTCAAACATTGTTATATTATTATTTAGTTCTTCAAATAAAGTTCCATCTGTAACTAATTTTAAATAACTATGTATTGCTTTTTCATTTAAATGTGAATTATTTTGATGTTTATATTGCACATAATAATTATTAGTATCTAATTTGTTTATAGTATAATTTGATAGTTCAAAAATTGGGACTCCTAATTCTTCTGCTATACGTGATGATATTTCTACAGTAGGTGGGATTCTTGGTTGTGTGCATATTATTTTCCCTGACATTTTATAATTTATAACATGATTAGCATATAATAATAATTTTGGAACTTGAGTTGATTTACCTTGACCGGGTGCTCCTGTTACATATAATACTTGATGATATAAATAGTGTTTAAAAAAACTAATTTGGGATATCCAATCCATTGCATATAATGTAGTCCATTCTTGATTTAATGCAACAATATCAAAATATGACATTTCATTATATTTGTCTAATGGATTAATAGATTCCTTAATAACTTTAATTTTTGGTAGAGAATTAAATTGAGTATTAGTTAAATAATAGTAAGATTCTAACCAAGATAATTTATTATCATTAAATAATTTATATATATTTTGTTTTTTTAATTTTTTCATAACTAAAGTATCAGTAGGATATTTACTTCTATCTGTAATATCTATATTAGGAACAAATTTATTTAATAATCCTAATACTATTAAATCTTCAAAAATTAAATCAATATAAATTTCTTTAAATGTTTCTAATAAATTCATTATTAATGTATTATAATCATAATCTTCAGTTGCTATATTTTGTAATCTAAAATTATTTCTTAAATTAATCCAATTTTGATAATATTCATATTTTTCACTATATATTTTATCAAAAAAATTTTGTTTTTCATCATCAGATAATGATACATAGTTATCACTTAATAATTCCCATAATTCTAAATTTGTATGAGATAATGATTTAGCTACATTATAAATATTTTTTAAATTAATATTATATACAGTATTATCAGTTAATGATTTATAATTATAATACTCATGATTAATTTGATTATCAATTATTAAATATTTACCAAAAGCAGATTTTTTAAATAATTCTAATACATATTTTAAATAATTCCAAAATTCTCTTATAAATCCAGATTTAATATAATTTAAACAATTTATAATATTATTATAAGTTATATTAGATATTTGTTCTTTATCTATTATATTAAAATCATCATTATTAATATCTTCTTCATGAGATATTTTAAATAATTTAATAATATCACTTGTTGATTTAATATTAGAATTATTTACAAAATATAATAAACAATATTTTATAATTTCACTATTATTAATATATTTATTAGTTATATCATTTATTTTATCATAAAATTTATTTTGTTCATATGAGGGTAAATTAATATAATCATTATAATTTAATTTTAATATATTATTTAAATCTAATATATTATCAAGTTCTTGTATTAAATAATATTTGCCATCATCTGATTCATATGGAAATATTAACCATTTAATTTTAATAATATTATCATAAAATCTAATTCTTAACACATTATATATATCACCTAACCACAATCCATTATAAAAAAGCATATTGCTAGTAAATTTATATAAATTTTTTTTACCAGAATTTATTTTAGCTATTGTATTAATATATAAATCACTTGATTTGTAGTTATTTAAATTTAATGGAACAATATTAATCCAATTAATATAATATTTCCCATTCATTATTTCTAATGTTGATAATAATCCTAATAAATTTTGATGAATTATATGATAAATAATTTTATTATTTTCATTATACATATCTAATAAATTTTTATTTTCTTTATCTAATAATGTTAAACCCATATTACCATATTTAAAATGTGATGATAATATATCTTTTCTTTTATATTTTAAAATATCTTTATTAATATTATTACTTGGATATGAATATATAAGATGATTTAAATCTGTTAACATTGCTAATAAAGTATCATTAACAAATGGTAATAATAATAATATAACACCTTTAATATCCTTACAATTATTTTGTTCCCATTGTAAATAAAATTCATTATGATGACTTTTAAAATTAAATTTAATTGATATTACTTCAATACAAAAACTTGTTAATTTTATTAATATATTGATATCACTATTATTTAATCTTGGAAACATATTAATAACTGTAGTATTTATTAATTCAGTTAATTTTTCATTTACAAAATTATATTTTTTAAAATAAGATTGTTTAATTAAGTTATTTAAATCACTCATTATAAATATATATATTTAATTTAATAAATTAAAAACCCAATCATTGTCAAATACTAAACTTACTTTTCCAATCTTATAATTATGTAAAGTATGGTTATCTATATTTTTATGATATTTATTTACAATTTCTAATACTGCACAACATAATGATTGATGTGTAACTAACAATATATTAATATCTTCATTATAATATTTCTTAATTAAATAATATAAAACTTTTTTAATTCTTACTACAATATCTTCATATTTTTCAGGATATTTTATATCTGCATTAGTTAATATAGATGTATAATTACATTCATAATTAAATGATTTTGCTATATAATTAGGTATTAATACACCTACTGACTTTTTAGATATTATATCAATATGATGTATTTCACTCAATCCATATTCTATATTTATTTTTTTATTGCTTTTTATTGCATATGGTTTTATTGTCTGTAATGTTCTAATAAATGGAGATGAATATATCATATTAATATTTAATTTATCTAATATATCAACTAATTTAATAGCATTTATTAACCCTAATTCTGTTAATGGTGAAAAAAAAGAACAATCATTAGTTCTATCTTCATGTCTCAGTATATAAATTTTCATTAAATACTATTATAAAATAATATAAATAATATAAATAATATTATAAAATATATATAATAATTTTTATTATCATGATTACAAAATGTTTCTAATTTTGAACTTAAACTAAAATCATTTAACATCATTTTTATGACACTTTTTTCCGTTAGTATTGAAGGTTCTTTGGTATTTAAAGGAACTTGTCTTAATATAAATTGGTCATTTGTTGGATCTATATAATCTATATTACATATCATATATTTATTTATAAAAAAAAATTGAATTAAAAATATATAGCATAATAATAATATATAATTAATATGCTCTATATTACATGCCCAACATGCGGATACTTTTTAGCACAAAAAGTTATTAAATATGAAAATGAAAAAGATAACATTTGTAATAATCCTAATCTTACTGAAAAACAAAAAGAAGAAGAATTAACTAAAGTAGTATTAGGACTAAAATTAAGAAGATATTGTTGTAAAATGAGATTAATGACTTATAAAGATATTGTTCAAGATATATTACCTGCAACTTAAATAATATCTTGTTATAAGTGGTTAAAAACACTTTTACAATATATTACAAATAATATCTTGTTATAAGTGGTTAAAAACACTTATAATATATTACAAATAATATCTTGTTATAAGTGGTTAAACACTTTTACAATATATTACAAATAATATCTTGTTATAAGTGGTAAATCAGTCATCAATTCATTTAATATTTTATTATTAAACTTTTTATATTTATATTTATATATAGTTCCTATTAATAACATTAATCCTATTATAAAAAATAAAAAATTTATATCTTCACACATTATATTAAATAATATAAATTATATTATTTAATATAAATCTATTTTATACTTCATATAAATAATATACAGGTTTATTATGATATTGTGCAAATTCAATCTCGGATTTAGTTGATGACCCTATATAATTATCTTCATTTATAACATAAATACAATCTGACATTAATATTTTTTCTTTATGTAATAAATCTAAGTTTTCTTTTTGTTTATCAGATATAATAATATTATCTGTATGAACATAACAACCAGGGAGTAATATAATTTTCCCTAAGAGTGTTAATTTCATATTTATTTCTTCAAATTTATTTTTAAATTTAGTAGAACCACATAAAGTTATTATTTTATAATTTTCCATATTAATATAAATTATGAAAGTTTTAAATAAAAAAATATATTAAATTCTTTAAATAATTTATATAGGATAATAATAACTAATTTTATATATTATCATTAATAATATATATTATATTTGAATTATCAGTATATAATGTTAGATTAGTATCTTTTGTTATGTATACTTTATCTTGTAAGAATCCTAAATTCTTAGTAATTGTAAGAACATTAGACTAGTTCATTTTACTTGTTAAATTAAAACCTCCTAATAATTTTTTTTTTAACTGATTATATTTAATTTTATATTTTAAATATTTTTGATGATACATTTATATATTTACTTTATAAATTAAATTATATTTATTTAGCAATTTATTACACATATCACATGGAACACCTTGTATAATATTTAAATCATTATTAATTCTAATTATATAAATTTTACAATCCTTTAAAATAGTCTTATCTTTTATTTTCATAATAGCATCTTTTTCTGCATGGATACTATATTTATTTTGTTTATAATCACAACAATTACAAGAGTATATATCTTTATAATGTAAATTATATTTATTATAACCAATAGATATAATTTTATTATGAAAAGTAATAGCACAAGCATGTTTGTGTTGCATATTACTTTTCAATGCAGTTTTAATCAACAAAGATTCTAAATCTGATTTACAATACATTATTATATTTAATAATTATAAGTATAATTTGTTTAATTATCAATTTTTTTTATAAAAACTATATAAACCCATATTATATAATTTTATTATGGAATTGTTTAATATATTTTACTATGGATATGATTTTTTTAAATACAAAGATAATGCATTGTTATTATCAATATTACTAAATTATATTTTATTTTTTTCTTATATATATGTATCACATCTTGTTATAAGTCATTTTAATGATTTGTCTCATATATATAAAAAAATAAAGAAACAAAATAGAAAAATTAAATACTATAATGATTCATTTAAAACATCTTCTGAAACTATGATAAATGATAATTGGGAAGATTTATATAATGATTATGTTGATAACTATAAAATTGTATTAAAATATATTAGTGAAGCAGATAATGAAGAATTAAATGAAATTCTAGAACATTGTTCTAAAAAAGTATTAATTCCAAATTGGTATACTCAAGATAGTTTTGAAAGTGTTGTATTTAGAGAAATATTAAAAGATGAATGGACCTCAATTTTAGATAATTATGAAGGATATAATGATATTAATGATATAATGTATAATTGGTATAAAATATAAAATATTATTTTATCAAAATATTATTTTATCAAAATATTATTTTATCAAAATATTATTTTATCAAAATATTATTTTATCAAAATATTATTTTATCAAAATATTATTTT